CGGAATACCTTTGGAATCCCTACCGCGTATTTTCATTCTAATGAATCCGGGCGATTTCGACCAGCGCATCACGATTCAAAACGTGACCGAATCCGTTGATACGTTTGGACAACGCGTCCAATCGTTTTCGACGTTGGCGGTTGTATGGGCGAAGGTCGAGGAAAAACGCGGCGCCGAGGGGGAACAATCGAACCAAATTGTCGCCACGCGGATGGTTGAGTTCTTGATTCGCTACCGCGCGGGGTTAAACGAACGTATGCGCGTCGTTTACCGCGGAAACACGTATATGATTGAATCAATCATTTCGGGCGACGAACGCAAAAACACATTGCGAATCCATACCAAATTGTCGGACTAATGGCGCGCACGTATGTTCATAAGGGTGGCGACACGTCCGGCATCGGAATCGATGGTGCTGAATTGAACCGCGAAATTTCGCGTGTGCTGAACGAACTCTCACAATATGCAAAGAGTATCGACGCCCGCGATTTGGGCGTCTTACAACGCAACGCAATGGCCCTAACGCGCGACGCGATGCGTGCTGAAATCACCGATTCAAAGGAAACGATCAAAGTTTACCGCAATGGCGGTTTGTATGCGGAAATCGAACCGGGAACGTTGAAGCGTTCCATTGGTATTGGACGTTCCAAAACCAATGGCCCAGCCCGTTTGTTTTCCGCATATTGGGTCGGCCCACGCGTGAAAAACGCATTCAAAGACCCCGAGAAGGGCGGATGGTTCGCGCATTTCATCAACTACGGAAACATCAAATCGGGCAACTATTCCGGCTCGAACCGCGGTTTTGCCGATCGCGCCAAGTCCCGCACGATGCCGCTGGTGTTGGCCAAGTTCACCGCCAATGCGAAGGTGTACCTCGAAAAAGAATTCAATAAAGTGGTGCAATGATTGGTAAGGTAATCAAATCCAAGTTCACGACCGATTCGAATTTGAATTCGTTATTCGCTGGCCGTGTGTTTCCGTCCGTTGGCGCGCAATCGCAAACGACGCCGTTCGCTGTTTACGAGGTAATCAATAACACGCCGTCGCGATCTAAAGATTCCGATTCTCACATTGATGAGGTCGACGTGCGGATCACGTTGATTTCAACGAACTATTCCGACACCGCAAATGGTGTGGAATATGTGCGTTCGGCATTTGTCCGAATGCGCGAAATTATTTTGGACGTTGCCGTCCAAAGTTGTAAATTTGAAGGCGAACGGGATTTGTTTTCGGACGACGAACGTTACTTCGCCAAGCAAGTTGATTTAACCTTTAGAATCATTCGACTATGATCAAAATTCAGTTGGCCAAAGATTGGGAGGTAATGAACGAACGCATCATTCTCGCGGGTTCATTCGTTATGGTTCCAGCCCATACCGCCGAGCAATTAGAAAACGCCGGGTACCTCGTTACCGAGAAACCCGTCGAGAAACCCGAAATCAAAAACCCAAAAAAACAATAAAAAATGCCCGCTTCTACTGCTATTATGAATGCGACGGACGTACTGATTCAGTTCAGCACGGATGGCGTTACTTACGACGAGGTTGGACGTATGACCAACGCATCGTTGTCAATTTCAATGGAAACCCGCGACACGTCAACCAAAGATTCAGCCGGATGGCGTGAACTTTTGAGCGGTCAACGTTCGTGGTCTTTGTCCGGCGACGGACTTGTTGTGTACTCGCTGACGAGTGCCGACGGATATTCCGACCTTTTCGGCTACCTTAACGGCCGCACCAATTTGTACGTCAAATTTGGTTCCGTTGCAAGTGGCGAAAAAGTTTATTCCGGCCGTGGATTTATCACCTCGCTGGATCAAGAAGCCGGAATGGAGGACAACGCCACGTTCTCATTCTCGTTCGAAGGTACCGGAGTTTTGGCCGAGGCCGCAAACGCCTAATTAACTGGGGGTCGAAATCGACCCCCTTTATTTCCTTTTTATGGTTGAATACATCGAAACAAACAAAAAGCGCTATCCCGTACGATTCGGGTTCAACGCATTGCGTGAATTCACACGCGTCACCGGTATGCCGCTTGCGGCACTAACCTCGTTGCAAAACGAAATCACCCTTGACCAAGCCATCACCTTGGTTTGGTGCGGATTTAAGGACGGCGCCCGCAAAGAAAAAATGCCGTTCAAAATGGAAATCGACGACGTCGCCGATTTGCTGGATGAAGATCAAACGATTCTCGAAAAATCGTTCGATATTTTCGGCCGACAATTCAACGGCGAAGGCGAAAAAAAGTAAGCGGCCAAAGCATCGACGGCAACGCTGATTTCGAGGTTCCCACGTGGGATTCGTTAGAAGCGTATGCGTTTGGTCAAATTGGGTTGTCGCCGTCCGAGTTCTACGATATGACCCCGCGCGAGTTTTCAAACACGTCGCGGGGATTTTCGGAAAAGGTAGAACGGCAATACCGCGCAGATTGGGAACGAGCGCGGTGGATTGCGTCGGTGACGATTGCGCCACATACGAAAAAGCGATTGTCGCCGACTGATTTGATTCGGTTCCCGTGGGAAAATAAACGGCAAAGCCCGAATCACGTTTGGTCACGTGGTGAGGTACTTGCGGCACACAATCAAAAATTTGGTTCGAAATGAATTTATCGTCCATAAACTTAAGTTTTTTCGCCAACATCGCGCCATTGGTTGCGGGGTTGAACAAAGCCGAACGGGCGCTCGACAAAGCCGGACGGCAAATGCAAGCGACCGGCAAAAAACTCACGTTCCAGTTGACGGCACCCATCACCGCGTTGGGTGCCGTTGCCGTTAATACGTTTCAAGCGTTCGAGCAACAAATGGCCGAATTGAAGGCCGTTTCGGGCGCCTCGGCCGAGGAACTCAAGCGGTTGTCGGACAACGCCAAAGAATTGGGCGGAACCACGATTTTCACCGCCAAAGAGGTTGGCGCGCTGCAAACCGAATTCGCACGTTTGGGTTTTTCGGCCGCCGAAATTGAAAAGGTAACCGAGGCCACGTTGTATTTGGCGCAAGCGTCGGGCGAAGATTTGGCGCGTTCTGCGGAAATCGCTGGTTCAACGATCCGTGCATTTGGTTTGGACGCATCGCAAACCACGCACGTCGCCGACGTTATGGCGGAATCGTTCAACAAATCGGCATTGGATTTGTCGACGTTTGCCGATTCGATGAAATACGTTGGCCCGGTTGCGGCGTCTGCGGGTTTATCGCTTGAAGAAACGTCCGCGATGCTCGCCGTATTGTCGAACGCGGGCATCAAAGGTTCGATGGCTGGTACCGCATTGCGGAAAATTATTGGCGACCTTGCGGATGGTTCCGCACCATTGTCGGAAAAACTGAAAGCGTTGGCCGCATCGGGAATCACGTTCTCGGATGCAAACGAAGAAGTCGGTCGCACCGCACAATCCGCGTTGTTGGTATTGACCAAAGGCGCCGCGCAAATCGACCCGCTGACGCAATCATTCAAAAACGCAGACGGCGCCGCAAAGGCGATGGCCGAAACGATGGGCGCAACCGCGCAAGGCGCATTCAAAAACCTTGAATCCGCATTCGAGGCGGTGATGATTTCCGCGGGCGAACTGATCGCCGTTGCATTGGTTCCGCTGGTGAATAAGATTACGGATTTTTTGTTGTTGATAAATTCCGCGCCCGGCCCAATCAAAGTTTTGACGCTGGTCATTGCGGGATTGGTTGCGGCGCTTGGGCCGTTGTTGTTCACGTTCGGATTGCTGCAACGTAACTTCATCGCGATGCTGCCGTACCTAACGAAAATCGGAACGGCGTTGCGGTTCATCGCCGTTCAAGGGTTGCGAATGTTAATCGGCCCAATCGGTGTTGTGATTGCCGCAATGGCGGCGTTGGGTGCGATTGCGATTTACGTCGGGTATAATTTCGAAGCGTTCAAAGCGATGGCGTTGAATGCCGTCAAAATGTTCGTCAACCTATCGATTGGGTATTTGAACAAATGGATCGGCGTGTTCAACGCAATCGCCGATACACTTGGTATGGATTCCATCAAAATTCAGTTGTTCGACAAACTTGAATTGGAGGCCGTACCAAAACTTAAATCCATTTCGCAAGTCGCCAAAGAGGTCAAGCGCGACGTCGCCGCAATGTTCGGAACCGGTACGGGATCGCCCGCGTCCGACCCGCAAGTGGCGGCCGAAGGTTTGACGGACGTCAACGGAATTTTGGCCGATTCATTCGACGACGTTGGTTCGTCCGCCGATAAAGCCGACAAGAAAACGAAGAAATTAAAGGAAACGTACGTTGACCTCAACGCCGAAACTGAACGTTTAGCGAAATTGCAAGGCCAATTCAACCGCGCAATGGCGGAGGAAACGGACGCGCAACTGAAAAAGGATATTCAGTTCCTGCCGGAAATGGAACCAATCGATCCCGAAGATTTGGCCGACCCCGTAGTGTTTGAAGAACTGCCGAAAAACTTTGCGAAATTGTCGGCGGCCGCCAAAGAAATGAGTACAAACATTTCGTCGGCAATCCAAAGCGCCGCAACCAATTTCGCAATCGGCATCGGTGAAATGATTGGTTCGGCAATCGCTGGCGGTGACGGGTTCAAAAACTTTGGCCAATTCGCGTTGTTGTCGTTGGCGGGTCTGCTTCAACAAGTCGGTGAAATGGCAATCCAAACCGGTATTGCGTTGAGTGGTATCAAAACCGCCCTCAAAACGTTGAACCCCGCCGTCGCAATCGCTGGAGGTATTGCGTTGGTTGCGTTGGCCGCGGGAATCCGCACGTCGATGGCGAAAAAGGCCGATTCAATCGGCGGAAAAGTTCCAATGCTCGCCGAAGGCGGTATCGCGACCGGACCAACGCTCGCAATGATTGGTGAGGGTCGTGGCCCCGAAGCCGTTATTCCGTTGGACAAACTCGAAGGTATGATGGGCGGTTTCGGCGGACAAAACGTCGTCGTGACGGGACGCATTCAAGGTTCCGATATTTTGATTTCAAGCGAACGCGCCCAGCGCGAACGTTCGCGGTATCGTGGTTTCTAATTAAACAAAAACAATGGCCGTTCGTCTTTATTCCGAATTTAAATCCGATCGCGGGTACGTTTACAAAATCGAAATCCACGATTCGCAATGGTTGTCCGTACCAACGGCATTCAACGTTACGTCGGACGGGTTTCAATTGACGTACGAAGGTGAAACCGACGACGTGGTTTCGCCCATTGTAGGGTCGAAATTGTCGTTCGGCGGGTACTCGACCGACGCAACGTTCGAAACGTTCGTTGACACGCTTAAATCGTTTCAAGAAAACCGATTCCGCGTTG